TGAACTTTATTTTTATCTGAAAACTCACTGTAGTAAACATTTTGATGAAATCTTAGAATCTGATAAAAAAGGTATGTACTACAAGTTAGCATGGTTGTTAATTACAAAAAGAATTGATAATCCTGTAAGAATAAACGAACATAATTATACACTTGTTAGATCTCCAAATATATGGAGAGATATGGATGATAATGTCCGTAGAAATTATAATTTGTTACTCGATGATGACGAAATTGTGTATGAATCTTCATTTATATGTGATTAAAAAATAAGTTATCTAGTATAGTAAGAAGAGAATGAGTACTATTTCAGAAAAGATTCAAGAAATCTTTGATTTGAAGGTTCAAAAGATTCAAGAGCTTATTGAGGCTGAAGTTCAAAAACAGATTAGCAAATATGCACAAATAATTTCAAAGAAGCATGATATTTCTTTGAAACTATTGCTTCAAGATATTCCAACATATTCTGAATGTGAAGAGGAAGAAACTTGTAAAGGTAAGTGTCTCGGTATAACTGCAAACAAAAAGAGATGCAAGTTTAATGGAAAACATGGAGGATATTGTGCTCGACACAAGGATCAGAAAAAAGTTATAAAAAGAGCGGAGACTCCTGTAGATACTTTTAGTAAACATGTTGGTCACACAATGAAAGATTCATTGTTTTTAGTAGGATGTCCAGCTTGTGAAAAAAGTAGGGGTTCGAGACAAAACTTACTTATAGAAATTTAACACTACCAATGTAGGATGAGTCGTTCGGAAACTTTACTGGAATCAATTAAGCAATTTTATAACGATGAAAAAAACTCTTCGTATCTTGTTGATATCCTTGAACACCGAAAAGGTATTTCTTTAAGAAATCTGGAATGGTTCATAACTGATTATTCCAAAAAGAAGAATCTTACATACACAACAAGTGAAGGAAAAAGTTTTACGGTTCATTGCGCCTATAAGTCAAGTCTTGATGGCTACAGTAAAAAACTTTTTGATCCATTTTGTCGAACTCAAAAGTTTGAATATGAGATTCCAAATACAGATGGATCCAAGGTTAAAACAACTGTTGCGCAGTTGAACTTTATAAAATGGTGTATCCAAAATAACATTATCGATTATATTACCAACCAAAGTCTAGTGTCACAAGCCCGTTGCTGTAAGTAACTTGATTGTACCCTGTGTAATAAATATAAAAGTTCCAATTTGCAGTCTGTGATGCATATTGATATAAAGACCCATTTATAAATGTAGTTGTCGAATCCATTTGACTAAAATCAAGTGAACCGGAAGGCTGTGGGTCTTTGGGTCGTATACAAAAAGAATATGTATAAATGTTCTTTTCAGGAACTGATAAAGAATGATTAAATGGCTGTGAAAACTTGTAATAATAGGATCCATCTCTTTGCGTTTGATTTGTAATTGGTCGAGCGAGTCCAAGGAGCTGAACCCCATTCAAGTAAATAATAGTCTGTGAAATAATAGGATTATTTGTCTCTTGTTGACTCATTGTATTTGTATTGGAAAATGGCAATTGATAGTCTTTATGAGTAAAATTGAAACGATTATTGTAATAGTAGGAATTGGAATAACTTTCGTATAAACTATTCCTAGCAAACCAGTGAAGTGTTTTTACAGAAATATTTGGAGTTAAATTTGCACGAAAAGGTGAACCAACAAATGGATACACTGCGTCATTTCTTGCAAAACTAACCATATTTTTTTGAACATTGTTTTGGATATATTGTCTCTCAGCATCACTAAGTATAACTTCGTCTGTTACCAAGAACATTACCGGAAGAGAAACACTTGGTGCATTTGTAAAGAATGGAATAGGATTAAATTGAACTATTATAATCATTTCACGATGTTTGTGACACGCACAAGTTAAAAACCCTGGTTTAAAATAATTTTCATGGATCAATGGATTACCCGTGTACGAAGTTGAATGTTTTCTATTGAAGAAAAAGTTGAGAGGAATGTACAAGTTTCCACCATTTGTAGGATTTACGTTTACAAGTGCACTTGTTATTTCTTTTTCTTCTTGTGTAAGATACAACTCTGAATAAATAACATTCCAATCACATTTTATTATTTCAAGAATTGTATCATCCATCTTGAATGTAATTTGGTTAATCATAGCCCAACCAACATCATTACAATACTGATAATTCATACCTGGATAAAGATCATTGAGATTTGGGAGTGTACACTTTATGTACATATTATTAAGTATGTCACCCATAACTTTTGGTCGTAGACTAATGTTTATAATTTGACCAAATGGCCAATTAACTGAACTATCGTTATTAAGTTGTACACTTGCAGAATACTTTGTAAATTCAGTGTGACGAGTGTTTGTAAACTCAAAATATGAATTACCTGTATTACTTGTTAAATATGTATCTTGGAGACCGATTGCATCAAGTGATAAAACTGCACCAGTCCCGGCTTTACCAAGTATACTTGGTTTACAATAATTCTGTTCGGGTGTACTCTGACCTTGGTCAACAAGATTCAACCAACCTTCTTCTGAATCCATTTCTACTATTGTTGACTTATATTTTTAATATCGGTTTTCCACATATCAAGTACATGCGTTTCTTGAAGTTTTTCAAGTTCTTCACTCGATTGTTTTGATTCTTGTATCAATTTTTCAATGGCTTCCTCTGTGTATTGATATGTCTTGATATCGAGCAAATAATCAAAGGCTCCAAACTTTCGAGTAAGCTCCTCCTCAAGTGAACTCTTTTTTCTTTTGAAAATTATAAGATCGCCGTCTACAACTTGTCTCACAAACTTAGCCTTGTTATTTAATATGGTGACTCGTTTCGATAAATCATCTATGAGATGTTTCTTACGAAGACCATAGTATTTTAATCTAATTTCCACAAAGTCAACAAGTATTTCCTCCGCCGACGAATACTTTTTGATACCCGTCTTTGGATGAAACAAATGCATATTACTGGTTCGAATTGTTTTTACAAGTTTGAGATCTTTTTCGACATCAGATCCTTCAAAGTCTTGAATCTCAAAATGAACAGTCTCTGTTGTCGAATTATTCTTGTACCCTGAAATAGTCTTTTTTTCAACAAGTTCATCAAGAAACTCCTTGTAATCTTGAATCCATTTTCCTGGTGGAAGTTCAGTTACAGTTATTGTAGATCCATGCTTTGCGTAGAGACCCTTCATATCCCAAGACTTGTCATCATCCGGATCCTGTGTAATTGTTCCTTTGAAACCACGAAACCAAGGAATCATTTTTTCCAAAGGTTTTCCATCAATGCAATTTTTAATATTTTTTGCAATTTGAATAGGGTTATATGGAGGAACAAAAGAACTAAACCCAGTTCCAATTCCCTCCGTTCCATTTATGAGAACATTTGGAAGAACTGGTACAAAAAAGTCTGGTTCAATTTGTTTTCCGTCATCTGAAAGATATGTTAGGACTTCATCATCTTTTGGATCAAAAAGTTTACGAGCATCTGGTGTGAGTTTTGTAAAAATGTACCTCGTCTGACTTGCATCCTTTCCACCCATAAGTCGAGTCCCAAATTGACCACAGGGCTCTAGGAGATTCATATTGTTTGATCCAGTGAAATCATGAGCCAACTTTACAATTGTTTCCGCGAGTGAAACTTCTCCGTGATGGTACGAAGTTTTTTCGGATACAAATGAAGCAAGTTGAGCCACTTTCATTTCTTCTCGAAGATTCTTTTCAAAGCACGCGTAGAGAACTTTTCGTTGAGAAGGTTTTAATCCATCACACATGTGAGCAACAGAACGTCGAAGATCAGCCATGCTAAAATTGATAAGATCCTTGTGTACAAAGTCTGAAATAGGAAGTCTCTCAATTTCTCCATACGGAACTTCAAGTGCACTTGCTTTTTTCTCAGATCCTTCAAGAAGCCATTGCTTGCGATCATCCGCCTTGGTCTTGTCAAAAGCTAAAACAAGAGCATTCTTTGCAAGTTCATCCATGTCAAATGCAACTGTAAGATTTTTTATGTTTTTGAAATAATCTCTAGCCTCGACCGATGTTGATGTTCCGAGACCCTTATAATACTTAATTTTCCAGACTTTTGTATTTGTAGTTTTTTCCCATGTTCGAAAGGCAGAATCAGTGTAAAAACACTTGGTCTCAGAACCCTTTGTTGCTTTTATAATTGGCGTCACCATACTCACAACAAATCCCAACTTGAGAAGACTTGGCCAAAAGTAGTGAATCATGTTGAGGATCAAACCTTTGATGTGACTGCCATCATTATCTGCATCCGTCATAATCATAAGTTTTCCGTACCGCAATTCACACAGAGACTTATACTCTTTTTCCTGTTGGAGACCAAGAATCTTCTTGAGATCATTAAACTCTTGATTTGCCATGAGTTGTTTGACACTTGCGTCCCGGACATTTTTACACTTGCCTCTCAATGGAAAAACCCCGTAGAGGTCCCTTCCAACAACTGAAAGACCCGCAACAGCAAGCGTCTTGGCTGAATCTCCTTCTGTGACAATAAGAGTGCATTTTTCAGACTTGCTTGTTCCTGCAAAGTTTGCATCATCAAGTTTTGGAATACCCGTAATTCTCGACTTTCGAGCACCATCAGTCTTTTTCAATTCCTTGAGCTCCTTGAACTTGGCAACTGCAAGTATTTCATCTTGTATACCAGTTTTTAAAACTTTTTTGATAAATGTTGTACTTGTTTCAAACTTGCTTCCAAACTCTTGGGCTTTCAATGTGCACTCAGATTTAACCTGACTCGAAAAGGTTGGATTTACCAAAGTGGAACGAACCATGATAAACATTGTATTCTTGACATTTTGGGGCTTCAATTGAAGTTTTTTAGAAGAAAGTTCTTCAATTATTGAACTTGCAATTGCTGAAGACACGTGATCAACATGCGTTCCTCCTTTTGTTGTGCAGATTCCATTTACAAAAGAAACTTGTTGAAATCCGTCACTTGGTGCCACAGTTACACTCCAGCGCTCGGTATTGAGACTTGCAACTTCGACTTCATCTGGGAGATACATTTTTGCATACCCTTCAGTTGTCTTTTGTTCAAGTTGTTGACCCTGAAAAGAAACTTTACAATTTGGACTTGTGCATATAACTGCATCGTGGACCCTCTTTTCTATAATTTTGAAAAGATCATCATCAAGAGAAGTCATTCCAAAACGTTTCCAATCTGGAACAAAGGTTATAGAAATACTAGACTTTTTGCATGCATCTTTTCGAACCTTGGCCTCGTTCATCTTTGTCATATTATTTTCCCAAAGTTGTGAATATCTCAATTTATTTTCAGAATCATGAATAACTATGGAAAAAAGTTTTGAATAAATATTTGCCAACTTTGCACCGTAACCGTTTCTACCGCCTACTATACGTTCCTGTGTATCATCATAATTTGTACTTGTAAGGAGATGACCAAATGTCAACTCTGGATTCCATACTTTTTCAGTTTCATGCTTTACCACAGATATTCCTCCGAGCGGTCCGTCATTTTCAATTGTAATCGTACCAGTTTCCTTGTCAACAT